CTATGATAATGGATTTAGTTTTAATAAAAAAGGTTCAATGGCTTTTGGTTCAAAATTAACCGAAAAAGATGTTTTAGAAATTAGAGCTAAAGGAAACTATAAGCCTTTAGCTTTAATAGCAGAAGATTATGGCGTTTGTAAAATGTCAATATGTAGAGTTTTAAATAATAAAAGATGGACGCATATTTAATACACGTCCACTATAATAACTCCTGCCATAATTTATCCGTTTTTAGGTCGTGTTGATGATATTCCTGCTCCAATTGAAGCAAAATCATATTTCTTTTTAATTCCTTTGAATTTATTTAATATATCTGAATTGTCAGTACTTACAAGTCCTTTTGGCGTTAATTCAGAAACGGAAGTTAGTTTTGCATTTGGAGTTTTAGCCGTTCCCGCTAATTTTCCTGAACCTGCCAATGCTCCGCCGGCTAATCCGACCCCTTGCATTACATTTCCCATACCTTGTGCTTGTGCATCGGCAGAAGCATTATATTGAGAACTTAATGCGGCGAGTTTCGCTTGTTGGCGTTGCTCTTTAGTCATCTGAATTCTGCCTTCATCTTGGGCTTTCATCATATCGATATTCTTTTGTTGAGCGTCCAAGTCGGCGGCGATATTCGCGTTTACGTTTTGGTTTTGTGCCGAAACTCGACCTACACCAACACCTAACGCTCTTGACCCTGCATCTTCCAAAGCACTTGTTTGAGTAGATGCTAATCTTGCTTGCTCCTCTTTTTGTAAGTCAGAACCAAGCGTAGAAACTTGCAGTCCATCAGCGATATTCGTCAATGGAGCTTCTTTTTGATTTGCAATTTCTTTCGCTATTTTTTTCTTCTGCTTGTTAGCTTTTCCAGATTGTATTGCTGACCATATCGCACCTCCTGCTCCAATTCCAACTGACACATAAGTCATAGTTTATTTATTTAAAAGATTAATCAATCTATTTTTCATTTCTAATGACAAACACGGATTATCGTGCTTCTCTATAATTCTATCTTCGATTTGCTCTACTGTTTCATTGTTTTCGTTTACGTGGGTCGTCGCCCAAATTGAGTCGTCAATCACATAAACAACTCTCCTTGTGTTGGGTTGCGTTACACCAATAAAAGGTGCTTCAATAGTTTGCTCAATCCCATCAATCCAAACAATACACTTTCCTTTCATTACCATAAATTGGTGCTGTGTCTTGTGTATTTTCGACGTCACCAATGTTCCCGCAGGAAGAAATATTTCCCTTACATATAAGCCTTCCGTGAAATGATGCGTAACCGGACATTCTACTATTGGAAAATTATCTACCATCACCGCTTCCAATTCGTCGATTTGATGCGTCAGGGTTTGTTTTGCTATTTCCTTAGAAGTCAATTCCATTCAAATAATTTTAACAAAGATAAAAATTAAACGATTACAAACGTTTAATACCGTTTAGTTTTTGAAATATTTCACTTTTTTGCTTGTTTATCGGAAATAGTTTCCTATATTTGCATAGAGTTTAGACAGAGTGTCTAAACCTTAACAAATAACGCCAACAGTCGCTACAACAAACTTGGGCTTCGAGCTTGTTTAGTTAGTTATTTTGTTTAGTTATTTAGCGATAACTTAAAAAAAAAGCCACTTGTAATGAGTGGCTTTTTTATTGCCTTCTAGTTAAATGTTTTAAAAAACGAAATTATTTCTTGTTTATGTGAAATAATTTCCTATCTTTGTTGAGCAATCTACTACTTGCGTTAAGATATTTAGACAATAGTCTAACCGAAAGCCCTTAAAGATGTGTAGTAGCTCTTTAGGGGTTTTCTTTTAAGTATGATATTATGAAAAATGAATCTTGTAATGTGGTTAAAACTATCCTATTAGATGTTATTACTTTAGATACTCTTTTTAAAGAGTTTTATGAAGAATTAAAAGATAAGAGCAGGATTATTTATTATAAAGGAAATCAGAATGGTTTTAATGATAATATTTATACCTCTGATGATTTATTACACGACTTTTATTTTTCTATTAAAAAAACTATAGAAAAAGGAAATTTATCATTAGAGAGTAAAGATCATTTTATTGCAATTTCTTATTTAAGAATGAAATCTATTTATTATAATTATTTGAAAAAAAAATGGGCTAGAAACATAACTGAAAAAGATTATTTTACAGATTTAGGATATACAAATGATGCAAGTGATATTATTAGAAGATTGTTTAGCAATAAAAATGAAGGAGTTTTAAAAGAAGAAGTTACTGAACAGGATATTTTAAATATTATAAATGACTTTGACAATGAAGAGCAGAAACGAATTTTAACTCTAAAAACAAAGCACGTTACTAACGAGAAACTAGGTAATTATTTAAAATATACGAATGATGAATTAAGAAGTAAAATTTATTATTCAAGAAAAAAATTATTTAAAAAAATGAAAGAGAAAGAATATATAAACAATAACATAATATATAATGACATTATAGGTCGTGATAATAACAAAGCTACGTCGTTTAATCTACTTAATGATAAAAAAAACTACTATAATGATTATCCTTTTGAATTATCTTATAAGAAAAAAATTTTATTTATTGTTTCTAAAAATAAAAACAAGATTAGTGTTGATAAATTAAAAATAATCCTTAAAATCAACGAAGGAAAATCTATGCGTCAAGACTCAAAGAGTTGTGTAAACAAGTATATTAGAGAAAATATTATAGAAAAAAAGTGTTTTTTAATGGATGATATTTTATATTTAACTTCGTAAAAACAAAAACCCTGACTCAATAAAGAATCGGGGTTTTTTATTAAGGCTTTGAAATTACTACTTCGGAGTTAATCGCGAACAATTCAGTTTTTGTATTTTTAGTAAGTGTCCCTGAAACTTGCAAGTGGTATCCAAGCAATGAATTTACATTAGCGCTTTGCGGTTTGCTGCACATTACAAAGTCCCCCGAAACAATATTTGTAACTGCATTTAAAGTTATGGAGTTAGGAGTTTTGCTTAAAATTGTCCCTACAAGTTGGTTCGACAAATTCCTCACGTCGTCGCCGATGGAAACGTCGCTACTCAAATCAAATCCAAAACTCAAAACAAGCCCCGACACAGTACAATTTCCAATTCCCTGCACTGATAGAAGCGAAGTGTCGATAACATCGTTCGAAAGCCTTGTGTGTGCTTTGAATACGCCTTCTTCACGGTTAAAATCAACTGCGTTCACGTATCCTGAATCAAAATCTGTAGTTAGAATTAAATCCCAAGCATCTGTTGACTCTAATTCCATAGTTTTGTAGTTCTTTCTTGAACTTGGGTCTTGTGGGAAATTAATCGTGAACGTGCTTGGGTATTCAACTCCAAAAAATGTATTTCTTCCTGTGGCTTGGTTATGTTCATAAATTTCCCCGTTGAAAAATGCCAAAAACTTTCCGTTAATACGGCACATATCTTCGGGATTGAAAGGTAATCTACCCAGCCATCCGTTGTCTTTGTCGCTATAAACCCAAGTAACGTATTGATCGCCGTTGTATTTTATGTTTAGCACGAAAACATCGTGGTATTGGTCGTATTCTCCAATGACTTGGTTTATGACATTATCACGAAACAATTTCTTGAAATACGAATTCATTCCCTGACTTGAAATTTCGAATAAGCCGTTGTTAGATTTCTTCAACACAACGCCTCTTTTTGTATCTGTTAGGTAGGAATTAAAAGCATATTCGTCAAAACTTTCGGGGTGATAGGAAATTCCATATTCTCCACCGTACATTTCTTGACCATTTCCAAGAACGGCATCAGTAACGGTTAAATTTGAGCTTCCGTCTGCATTAAACAAGAAATCTTTTCCGTAATAAACCTTACTGCATTTATCTTCCTGATACACTTCGATATTAGTATCAGTGCCTTTTATTTTCAGGATAGGGCCATAACTCTTTTCAATGTCTTCTTTGAAGTTTGCCAAATACAAGTTAAATTCGTTTAGCCTATTGATATTTGTATTCGAATTGTAAACTCCTGAATACGTAATATCTGTAGAACGATTTACTTTTTTGAATCCATCAGTACTAACCGCCGTTGGCAAAAAGTCTATGGATAAATACTTTTCATTAAAAGCATCTCTAATTTGGTAACTTTCGGCTCCATTTCCTTGCATAAAACAATTGAATGTTTTAGACAATAAATGATTTGTATATTGATGTTCTCCTGCTGTAATAGTGAATACGTCGGGAGTTTCGTAGAAAATATTAGAACTATCTTCAATTCCTTGTTTCTCGAATATCATAAATCCTGCTGTAGTTCGTAGAGTAACTTTTGCGTCTACAAAACCGCTTTTTGGGTTAACAACCGTATTTCTACCGTCCGATGTTCCTCGAATAGTCAATTTATCAACTCCTGGCGATGAGTGTTGAAACTCTCCGGCAAAATCTACACTCGTATTATCTCCAATGAAATCCATAGTGGAAATTTGAGCATTGTAGAATGTTTGGAAATCAGGGTAATCACTTGAAGCCACAATAGTAGTTTCGTAATTGTTAAACTCATCCTCATTACTAAAATTACTTTTTAGGGTAATTGTTAGTATAGAGTTTTGAGGAATATTGCTTGTCAATACAGAGTTTGGAATCGTAAGGGTAGTGGTAGGGTAGCCGCTTCTTGCTCCCGCATATCCCAAAAACTCTTTATACCCATCAGGATTATAAGGCATATCAAATCCTTCAGGTTTTATCTTCATATAAAGCCCTGCTGTTTCTGAAACTCCGCCGGTAATAAAATCTACATCTTGGGTTTTTATCTCCAAAACTTTTACTTTAATCGGCTTGGTAAGAACGCTTGAAGCATCTCTTTTTAGCAACAAAATATCATCTTCTTTTACTTTGTTTTTGCTCGTTCCTTCAAGTCGTACCCATCTGTAATCTCCGTCTACGTAAAAATCGGTAATGTAGATTTCCTCGTAGGTTTTTATAGTTTCTTTTATGGCAAATTTATACGTTGTCGCCCAAGCAGGAGGCATCGTAGTTCCCATATCTACAGTAAGTGTATTCTTTGAAGTAGATTTTGATAACGGAATGAATACGGTGTTATCAGAACTTGTAAGCGCCGTTGTTTTTCTTCCTTGAGCATCACGG